CCTCCAAAAGACAACACATAAGCGTCAACCTCTTGGGCAAGCGTTTTAGCAACTGTTTCAAGCAGGGAGTTTTCTGGGTTCTTTATCCAAGAATGGAATCTCTGTAAGGATTGAATCTTGAAGTAGTATGCCCTCTGAACATTCGTGTTCAGCACTCCAACACTCTCGGTAGCGTCATCCGCCGCCGCCATTGTCGTTCCGACATACGCACGGGTAGCGATAGCACCGAATGTAAGAATGTTGAGTTTGGAGAGTTTATCACGGATTTCACCTTCATAATCCTGGTTGGTGATGTCCATTGCGATAGACTTTTCAAAGAAGAGAGAAACTACTTTTTGAGAGAAACCTTCTGCAAGTGTAGTAGCATAAGTAGCCATAATATATTCACCTCCAGTTTTGGTGATAATCAACCGCTCTTGCAGAGAAGTGTTTGGCTGTCACTAATAAATATGTGCCTTTATTTTTAGAATGTCAAGTCCTGTTATAACTTGACCACTATTTTTTTCTCCCGTACCAACCTCATGTACTCCAACGGCTTTGTGATTCGGAGCATCCTAATCTCATCCTCACTCATTCCAGGTGCTTCTGGCGGTACTCCACCACCCCCACTGGGAGCATGAAAGAGATTCCGTTTCGGTTCTTTCGGCGGATTCTCATACAGGAAGACTTTTGCCAAATCATCCATAGGCAATCCCTTCCTGGTCGGTCTGGTGGCGAACCGTTTGAACTCTTCTTCCCGACCAACAATAGCAGGGAATAGGTCTGGCATCTCTTCAGTGACAAATGAATCTACTTTCTCCAACCATTTCTTGTCATTGTTGAATTGGTTAGCATTATTCTTGAGTTCCGCCACTTCCTGTGCCAGTTGCTCGGCTCTCCGCATTGCCCGTTGTTCTGCGGGAGTCATATCATCCCATTCAGGATACATTCCCTTGAGAACCTCATCCGTGATTTCCACCTTCTTATTTTTCTCTTCATCAACCTTGTCCAGTTGAGCCTTGAGGATGAGTGCTTCCTTCTGGGATTCCTTGAACTTGGTTTCGTAATCAACCTTCGGTGGTTCAACTACTGGTGGAGTAACCACTGGAGGAACTTCCTCCACAGGCGGTTTATTTTCTGGAAGTTCCTCTTCCTTCGGTGGTTCTTCTGGCAAGACTTCATCTGGCGGAGCAACATCTTCTATGTTGACGACTGGTTTCTCCTGAATACCAATGGCTTTATGTTTCATATACCTCCTATCGTTCCGCATAAGCGGAGTTTGATATTACTTTTTTATAATTGGTTTCTTTTTCGGCTCAACTTTTCTGACAGGTTCAGCCATAATCTTTGCCTGAACCTTTTTCATATCCACATGGGACATGACTTCCCCGAATTGTTCCTTTTCTTTGACAGTCAGATACTCAATCCGTGAATTGAGAAATGCCCGTTGGTAGTCATCCAAGTCTTCTGGTGACATATCTAGTATATTCTTCAGTTCTTCCTGTGTTTCAATGGGTAAATCTTTTTTTGATTGCATATTATTTCCTTTCTGCGTAAAACTTTTCCAATGCTTTCCTTGCCCGTTCTGGTGCGAATAGGAATTGTTCCAATATGAGCAGGTTCTTGAGTCGTGCCTTCAGGCTAATAGAGGCTGGAGTCCCCTCTTCCGAGTCAACCAGTAACCGTTCCACAACCAGAAGCATCTGTCGGACAAATCCCTTGACATCATCAGTCGTGACGGTCTTCCCCTCCAGAATCTTCAGATGTTCCTTGTAGGTTTCCCGTTCTGCGACTGACAGTTCTTCCCACCCGCCCAGTTTTTCAACCAGGTCATCTAGTGCGTTTGACATAAATCTTCTTTCTTCGGGCAAGCATCTTCTTTTTCTTATCAGCCGCAAACTCTTTCGGTGTGTGAATCTTCCCCGTCTTCATGTTCTTTGCTTCTATGACCGTACCGTTCTTGAACGCCAGACGGATGTGCGTTCCCTTTTTATACCGATACCGTACACCTTTTCCCAATGGCATAATCCTCCTATCTGTTTTTATTCAACCCCTTCAGTATCTTTGCCAATCGTGCTCGTTTGCCTGTCTTTCCTTTTTTCTTTGCAAGTGCATTGAGTTTCTTGACGGGAATCTTCTGCCCCTTCTTCACTCCTGCGGTCTTCCGCAATGCTCCTTTTTTCTTTATCGCTCCTGCTATCCAAAACTTTTTAGCCATATTACCCACCTCCTACGCTGTCAATGGTTTCGTTACTCCTGGTTGCGGCATAGTCGCCAACATGGACTGAAGCGGTGACTTCTCCCCTGGAAGCGGAACTGGTGCTCCTGCCCCTGGTATTGCCCCTGGCACTGCATTTCCTTGCAGTTTCTCGTCTTCATCCATAATCTTCTTCACTTCGTCTGGAGTCACTCCCGCAATATCCAATGCTTTCTTTTTGATGATGTCAGAGAGTGTCTTGTTGTTCGGAAGGAATGACTTGACCGCAGAGAGTTTCTGTACCTGGTCTAAATCCTTGTCGGACTTATCCTTCTTGCTGATAACTTCCACATCATACCCACTCTTACTCTCCCACCGTTTCGGGGTAATTGTCTTGGAGAAGACCGTTCCCGCATATCCCGTCTTAAACAGTTTGACTGCGGCAATATCATCCCCCATTGCCTCTAGGAGTTTGACATACTTCTTCCCGATATTGAGCCATGCCTGTTTGTAGAATAGGGACATGGACTGGATTCTATCAAGGGCGTTACTGGAAAGAAGCTCTACTTCGCCAAGTGTAATCTTTCTGGGTTCACTCACGCCCTGGGTAATTGCAGTAGCGGCACTGGCTTTCTCTGCAAGTTGAACCACGAAGTTTATCTCATCCAGATTCCCCGTCAGTTGCGGAATCTCCACGCTCTTGATGAGGTCATTGGGATTCCCTGGAATGGGATACCAGCCCCATGCCTTCGGTTCAAAGGTCTGCGGGATGAACCCGCCGTCTTCCCCGCCGAGTGCGGAATTGTAATACTGCATCCCGAAGTTCCGCATGGTTCTGTTCTCAACTGTCTGACTAAACCATGAGTTCACAATCTTGTTTGGCACTCTGCAACTGTCAGCGACAGCATCACACCAGAAGTCACGGTTCTCCACATCTTCTCCCCATGATTCAAACGGATAATGATACCGCCAGAAATGGTCGTCACATCTGCCGTTGGGGTCAATGACATTCTCCAGCCTGTCGGCGAAGAGAATCCTGCGCTTGACTGCCCCTTCTACCGTAATTGCCCCTGATACCGTGAAGAGAATCTCCTCTTCCTCCAGGTCGGGATTATAGACCTTGATGAACCCTTCCTGCATCTGGACAAGGGTCTGTCCAATCTTCGGGTTGTTCACATAGTAATCGCCCAAATCCATCATGGCTTCATTCTTTATCCGCATCTTCTCCTGGTTCTCTGCATTGATGACCAATCCCCTGTCGGTTGCGAAGAACTCTACCATCTCGTTGACGACCTTCTGGTCATACATGGCGTTCTGTTTCAAATCAGAGAGCGTTTCAAAGATGTTGTCCTGGATAACGTACCGTGCAGAATCAATGTCTGTCGGGTCAATGAACCTATCAACCCTCATGTCCTGCGGGTCGGGGATATGGAACTTCACTTTCCCGCCCAACACATTGAGTTTCTCAAATGTCCTGCCGAAAAGCATGACCTGTTTCTTATCCACGACATCCTTCAATTCCAGGTGGTTATCCACCTTGACTACATCAGTCCAGTATTGGTTGTAGAACAGTTCCTTCTGTTTGTCATTGTCACGGTTTATGAATATCAAATCCACGAAGTCGTCAATCTTTGAGAGGAGCGTCTTGACAATCTGTTTCATCAGGGGAACATTGACTGACTGGCGTTGCGTGAGTCTGTTGACGATTACTTTGTCACGGTACAGTTCGTAGTTGTCTTTCCAATCGTCATGCCGTTTCTTCTGGAACTCCCATCCGTCTTCAGTAGAAGCATTGAGGATATACTCTAATTTATCAGGAGAAATTATCTTTTCGGATACCATAGGATTACCTCCACTATCTACCCTATTCCGTTTGTTGTCAAATTACAAGTAGGGGTTCACGCCCCCGTACCCATACCTGGGGTCAACGGGTACATAGACCTTCGGTTTATCCAGTTCAAAGTACGTTCTCATCATCATCATATCCGCAAGGTCTGGACTCCTGCCAAGATTCTGCTTCACCTCTTCCTTCGCAAGTATCTGGAGCGTTGACACATCATCTGTTATCTTCTTTCGCACCTGTCCCAGTTCCTCAATGAGCATATCCCGTTCTATCTCCGACAACTTCGCCGATACCGTCATCTTATGGGTATTTATCTTCTCCGCCAGGATGTAACTGCACTGGGTCTTCAGGTTTCGGTAGTTCTGTTTCTTCTCTTCCCCTGTGAGCTTATTGACTGTCTTGATGGCGGCGGCGTTATTCACGAACCCTTTGATACCCTTGAGTGCGTCAACAACACCGCCTCCGACCCCATCCTCATCCGCAATACAATGGCTGTACGGTATCCTGTGTTCCCCCATGAGTGTCCGAATGTCCGTCACCGTCACATCAATCCCCTGGTGCTGTTTAGTGACCACCTGATACAGGTCGTATCCCTTCCACAATCCATAAACCGTTCTGTCGCTTCCAAACCGTGCGACATCACAGGTCAGGAAACTCTCCTGTGCGTATTCGGGAGTGGTACTAAACATATCAAGGATAGCATCATACTGTATCAGCACGGTATCCGCTTCTTCATACTCCCATATCCCATCCCGTAGCCGTGCTTTCGTCACTGCATCCGTTATCTCGTTCAATGATTTCCCGTACTCCTCTGCCGTATAGGGGTTGTCCGAGTACAAAGCCTTGACGAACCTGTACTCTTTCGGGAGTGCATGGGCTACAGACGGCTTGTAGAAGATGCGGTACAGCCAGTTCTTCGTGGGGTTGCAGGTCAGGAGTATCTTTGCAGGGAACAGCTTGAACTCTTCGTTCCTGTGCCGCCCCACCCTGCTCTTGAGAATATCAAACGCACCGAAATCCACTTCTCCCGCCTCTTCTATCCAGCCGCCCGTATATTCCAAACTCCCGTACCGTTCAAACATGGGGTCAGCAGGTTGGTTGGCTAAATCCAGCAGGTCTATGCGGCTTCCGTTGGCAAACTCAATGTAGTTGTACTGCCCGTTCAGCTTCCAGTCTGTCCTGGGGACTTTCATGTACTTGAACACCTTGAGGAACGTAATGAAGACAGAAGACATCAGGCGTTTCAGTTCCTTGCGCCCGACAAACCACCGACTGCCTGGGTAGTTGTAGCAGTTGAGGACAAGCCATGTACAGCCCAGCCAGGTCTTCCCGCTCCCC